GGTGCATCAACATTTGGCGCGAGTCCAGTGTTTGGTGATGTTTGGTCTACAAATAATGTAGGGGTTGTTTCTTTTAGTGATAATGATTTATACACTCATCGTGGTGTTTTTCTTGTTAGAGGACCAACAGCAAATAATCAAGCTTTTTATGTTAACATAAATAGAACAACTATACCATATAGTTTATCGGCAAACCGAATAGATGAATTTACATCTCGTATATTTATAACTGGCGCGGATTTCGCGACTCAGGGATATTTTAAAATTGGACCCGTGCCAAAGGGTGGAACGGGCGGTGGTGACGCTTCTTTAACGGGAGGTTTAATATTTAATCCATTTCTGCATCCCACTAATTTAGTTCTTGGAGTCAATAAGTCTACAACTGTAACTCCATTTACATTTACAACAACTGCGGCAAATGTTGACTTCTTAGATACTGGATTTAATTTCACTAATCTACTTAATAAATGGGTGAACATAACTTATAAAATTGATCGAACTGTTAATACTTCGTTTCCTACTATAACAATAATTATCACTAGGGACAATGTTGTTTTGTTTCAAGCTAGTTATGATACAGCAACTCATCCAGTTGTCAGTACATGGGTCAGAAGAACCAATTTATTTGCGACTGGTGCTAGTAACGAGATAGGTCTACAAAGTGGTCATTTCACTTATACTGCTCCTAATAGATCTCAACTTTTCATAGATTACCTACACTATAAAGTAACAGGAACATCTGCCGCTCCATCAAATTGGAACTCACTAAGATTTTAAAATATGAACTTAATAACAAAACAACAAATAGATATTGACATCGCCAGCATAGAAGCATCAGCGACAACATTTTTGAATGCTATCAATGCTGCTATACATTCTCTTAATGATTCTTACCGAGTTTTTTGGAATTTGCCAGACCATAGATTAACAGCAGTTTTACAAAAGCTATATGATAATGATCAATTGATATCGTTATTCACTAATCACGAATATAGTGCTGCCGCATTAAATGAAATAAAGAGTAAAGTAAATAACGAAGGAGTCGGAGCTATCTCTAATGCTGCAAGAGAGTTTGAAATTGTTGATGGAGTTGTTTCTTTAATTGTGGATGAGGTCGTATCCTCGGAGTCTGAACTCATCATTGAGCCGCTACGACATATTGCTGATGTTGATACTGGATCAACTGAATCATCAATATTAGTCGAACAAGACATAGACAATATAACGATACCAGCGCAAGAGGAGGTAAGCTAATAATTTAAATTATTTGCATTAAAAAAGAATAATTTATCGTTTTTAATGCAAAGTTGAAAGCGTAAAATGTATAAATAGTTAAAGTATGGAAAAAACAAAAGAATTTATTGATAGCATGATGTCTGGTGAAAAAACTACATCTGATTCGCTATTTTCAAACTTGATACGTGACAAAGTGCGTACAGTGCTAGAAATTAAAAAGGTTGAACTATCAGCAAATATCTATAACGCTTCACAGCCACAAAGTGAAGTATAAACGTTAATTTTTATAAATAAATACACAACAGTCTAATGAAGTTAATCATTGAACATTCAGAAGATTTAAGATATATCTCAGAAGCTGCTGACAATGGTGAAAAGAAATTCATCATTGACGGTATTTTTATGCAAGCTGAGCAGGTGAATCGTAATCGCCGCATATATCCAAAAACAGTTTTAGAAAAAGCCGTGCGTAAATACGTATCGGAATATGTTAATAAAGGACGTGCTGTAGGTGAGCTTAATCATCCAGAAGGTCCTACTATTAACCTTGATAAAGTTTCGCACCGCATTACCGAACTGCAATGGAACGGCAATGATGTTGTTGGAAAGGCGCTTATACTTGACACACCGATGGGTAAAATTGTGAAAGGACTTTTAGAAGGTGGTTGTCAATTAGGCGTCTCTAGTCGTGGTATGGGAACCGTTGCGAGTAAAAACGGCCAAACCTTTGTCAATGACGACTTTGTGTTGTCAACCGTTGATATTGTTCAAGACCCCAGTGCTCCATCTGCTTTTGTAAATGGAATAATGGAATCTGTAGAATGGATCTGGGACAATGGCTTGTTAAAGGCGCAACAGCTTGAAAAGTATGAGACAGAAATCAAAAAGGCCTCTTCTGCAAGTCTTGCCGAAGCACAAACAAAAATCTGGACTGATTTCCTCTCCAAACTCTAAACAATAGAAAAAAGTAATATATGGAAAATACACAAATTGAAAACACAACAGATGTCATTGAAGACATCAACGAAGAAACATTACTTTCTCTTGACGAAACCTTAGAGCTTGATCAGGAACAAACTGAGATTGCAGAAGGCAAGTGTAAGAAAGAGGGAGAAGACATGGAAGATGAAGAAGAGTCTGATGAAGACGAAAAAGAGGATGAAGAAGAGTGTGAAGATGACGAAGAAGAAATGACTGAAGCTAAAAAGATGACTGAAGCTGAAGTAAGCTCTGATGAAGAGTTTACCTCATATGCTAAGGGTATTCTTAAGGCTGCTCATGGAGACAACTATGATGAAGCCAAAGCAATGGCCGCAATCGAAGGCATCCTTAAAAAGGCTGATGGAGATTATGGTTCAGCAATTGGTATGATCACAAGTGGACTTGGTGAAGAAGAGATTGAAGACGAAAAAGAAGTTGAGATGAAAGAAGCAGAACAGGCTAAAGTTCAACCAACCATTACTGTTAAGTATATGCAAACATCATATACAAAGGATGGCGATGCTTGGAAAAAATATGTAGCGAATAAGCAAAAACAAGGCATCAGGGCAACATTTCAAGGAGAAGACGAATTTAGTTTGACTGGTCCATTTAATAAGGTTCGCGCAGCAGTTATTAGTCACTATTATGGTGATAAAGAAGAGGCTGAAGATCTTCATCCAGAAATCAAGAAAAAGGACATGAAAGAAGAAACTGAAGAAGTTATTGAAGAAAACACAATCTCAATTGATACATCTGACATTACTCGTCTTGTTGAAAGTGAAACAGGATTGACTGAAGAGTTTAAAGAAAAAGCTACTATCATCTTTGAAGCTGCTGTTAAGAGCAAGCTCAAAGAAACTGAAGAGACTCTTAAAGAAAGCTATGCAGTCGCTCTTATTGAAGAAGTAGAAACAATTAAAGAAGAACTCGTTGAAAAGATTGACAACTATCTTACCTATGCAGTTGAAAGCTGGGTAGAAGATAATAAGGTTGCAATCGAAGGCGGACTTCGTACACAAATTGCTGAAAACTTCATTCAATCACTCAAGACAGTATTTGTTGAAAACTATATTGAAGTGCCTGAGTCCAAGCAGGATTTAGTTGCTGAGATGGAAACTTCAATCGCTCAACTTCAAACTGAGTCTTCAGAATTGGAAAACACAGTGCTTGCCCTCAACGAAAAGGTTAATAGCCTTACTCGTGAAAAGGTAATCTCTGAGTCTACAACAGATCTTGCTGACACCCAAGTTGAAAAACTCAAGTCATTACTTGAAGATATTGAATGCACATCAGAAACATCATTTCGCAAGAAGGTAGCTACCATCAAGGAATTTTACCTTAATGGCGCTGCAGTCGAAGAAACATTGGTTGAAGAAAATGCCAATGAATCTTCCTATATAACAACCGAAACAGTTATAGAAAATGAAACAATTGCAGAAGAAACAGTTTCGCCTGCAATGCAAAAATACTTGACCGCGTTATCACGTCTAAACAAGGCAAATGAAGCCACTGTTCCAGTACGTTGATAAAGGTTCCAACCCCAAACAACAACAACAAACAATAAAGAAAAAATACTATTATGTTTAATTCAGAAACACTAGAAAAAAAGTGGGCCCCAATTCTTGAGGCTCAAGACGCCCCTAAGTTCAAGGACAACTATCGTAAGTCAATTACTGCAGTTCTTCTCGAAAACCAAGAAAAAGCACTCAGAGAAGAAAATGCACAATCTGCATATCTTGCTGAAGGCAACTCAATCGGTGACGGCACCGGCGCAGTTAAGACCTGGGATCCAGTTCTTATCAGCCTTGTTCGTCGTGCGATGCCAAACATCGTTGCTTATGATATTGCTGGTGTTCAGCCAATGACCATGCCAACTGGCTTGATCTTCGCTATGCGCAGTCAATATCAAAATGCAGCCGGTGCAAATACTGCTGAAGCTCTCTTCAACAAGCCAGACACCGCATTCAGTGGTCCAGTTACTACTGCACAAGGTGAAGCTCTCACTGGTAATGGTGCAAATGGTAGCTATATTGATCCAGATCCATCCGTAGGCACAGTTCAAATTGGTCGTACTACTGGTGCAAATGGCACTGGTTTTGGTCAAATGGGATTCACTGTTGACAAGACAACCGTTACTGCTAAGACACGCGCTCTTAAGGCTGAATATTCAATGGAACTTGCTCAAGACCTTAAGGCTGTTCATGGCCTCGATGCAGAAGCAGAACTTGCAAACATCCTCAGCACTGAGATTCTTGCAGAAATCAACCGTGAAGTTATCGAAACTGTTAATGCAAAAGCACGAGTTGCCGGCATCAACGGTAGTTTCGATCTTGACCAAGATGCTGATGGTCGTTGGGCTGTTGAGAAGTTCAAATCACTTCTTTTCCAAATTGAAGTTGAAGCGAACGCAGTTGCTAAGGCAACACGCCGTGGTAAGGCAAACTTCGTACTTTGCAGCAGCAATGTTGCAAGTGCTCTTGCTGCAGCTGGTGTGCTTGACTATGCTCCAGCTCTCTCAACCAACCTCAATGTTGACGACACTGGCAACGTATTCGCTGGTATGGTAAATGGTCGCCTCAAGGTGTTCATCGACCCATTTGCAACTGACGACTATGTAACTGTTGGCTATCGTGGTTCAAACGCATACGACGCTGGTATGTTCTATTGCCCATACGTTCCACTCACAATGGTTCGTGCAGTTGATCAAGACACATTCCAACCAAAGATTGGCTTCAAGACCCGTTATGGTCTCGTTGCTAACCCATTTGCTGGTAACCCAACAGCTAACGGCGGTACAGGTGCTAACGCAGCTAACCCATACTTCCGTAGGTTCACAGTAACTGGTATTGGTGGTTCTACATACAATAACGCAGCATAAGCTATTGTAATAGAGGTTAAACCCTTAAAATTAGAGGCTACCCGAAAGGGTAGCCTCTTTTTGCATAAATAATAGTATGATAGATTCAAATTTATTAGCGTTAACTGGGTTCAAACTCTACATACATGCTGAAGACTTTAAGCACACTCAATATTTTGCTGTAAGTGCAAGTTTTCCTGCTGTGTCATTACCAGAAGTAACTACTGGATTTCGAAACTTACAAGGGTTTGTTCCAGGTGATAAATTAGCGTATGATCCACTAACTGTGCGCATTGCAATAGATGAAAAGTTAGAATCATATCGAGAGATTTTTAATTGGATCTATGCTAATACATCATCCAATACACTAATTAACCATGATATGACGTTACACTTTTTAACAAATCATAACAATATATCTCGCAGTGTACGTTTTGCAAATGCTTTTCCTACAAATATAGGAGGGCTAGAGTTTAATGTACAACAAACCGATTCAGAATATGCCTATGTAGACGTTACTTTTCGCTATGACTATTTTGAATTTATAGAATGATATATAATATATGATGCAGCTTGAAGATATACTTAAATTATGGGAAACTGACAGTGTTATTGATGAGATTAATCTAGATGAAACTAGTGTCAAAAGTGCTAGTCTACATTCAAAATATCTAGAACTCTATAGCATTGCAAAGTTAAATCTCAAAAAGAAAGAGCTTTCTATGGCTCATTTGCGTAAAGACAAATGGCTCTACTATAATGGTAAGATGACTAAAGATGAAATGGATGCCAAAGGATGGCCATATGATCCATTTTCTGGTATGACGAAACCGCTTAAGAGCGACATGGAGTTGTTTTACACTACAGACTCTGACATTATGAAACTTCAAGGACAGATAGAATATCAATCTACAATTGTTGAGGCACTCAAAGATATTATGGACAATATAAAGTGGAGACAGTCTACAATTAAAAATATCATAGATTGGAAGCGATTTACGTCAGGCGTTTAATGACAAACCTAGGCATAACTAAAGTTGACGAAACTTCATTGAGAATAGTCTCTAATGATTCTGGAATTCTTATGGAGCTTTCAGAACATTTTACATTTTTTGCTGAAGGATATAAGTTTGTTCCATCGTATAGAAATAAATTATGGGATGGACGCATTAGATTATATAATACTAAAACATCAACACTGCCATATGGACTGTTGTTTGAAGTGTTAAAGTTTGCAAACTCTCATGGTTATAGTTATGAATTGCATCCTAGCATAACTGAACGAGATGTACCAACAGCACAATCGCTGTTAGACTATGCAAACAGTCTACATATAACGAGTGGTGAAACACGGATAACACCACGAGACTATCAACTTGAAGCATATGTACATGCATGCACTGAAGGACGCAGTCTTGTAATATCACCTACTGGCTCTGGAAAAAGTTTAATCATCTACTTATGTGTTCGTTGGTTTTTAGAACATCACGATGAAAGTGTTCTCATCGTTGTTCCAACGACAAGTTTGGTCGAGCAAATGACAAAAGACTTTGCAGACTATTCGCAGCATGACTCAACATTTGATGTTGACAGTGAAGTGCATAAAATATATTCAGGCAAAGAAAAGCATAACATAGAGTCTCGTGTTATTATTACTACATGGCAAAGTGCAATTACATTACAAAAATCCTGGTTTAAAAGCTATGGCATGGTCATAGGAGATGAAGCACATCTCTTCAAAGCAAAAAGTTTAAATACGATTATGTCTGCATGTGTTAATGCATGTTATCGCATAGGCACTACTGGCACCCTTGATGGCAGTCTTTGCAATGAACGAGTACTTGTTGGCAATTTTGGTCCAACTCATCGAGTAATTACAACAAAAGAGCTTATTGATAACGATACTCTTGCTGCATTAAAAATTAAATGTATTGTATGCAACCACAGTGATGAACTTAAAAAGGTAATCTCTAAAGCCGACTATCAAACTGAGATAGATGCAATTGTGACTCATGCTGGTCGAAACTCTTTTATAGCAAACCTTGCACTCGATCAAAAGGGCAATACACTCGTACTCTTTAATCTAGTTCAGAAACATGGCAAACCTCTTTTTGAACTTATAAGTAGTATTAATGGTGATTCTGATAGACATATATTCTATGTGTCTGGAGAAGTAGACGCAACAAACCGAGAACACATACGTGAATTAACTGAAACACAAAACAATGCAATTATTGTGGCGAGTGTTGGTACGTTTAGTACAGGAATCAATATCAAAAATCTGCACCAGATTATATTTGCTGCGCCAACAAAGAGTCAAATACGTGTATTGCAAAGCATTGGTCGAGGACTACGAAAATCTGATGATGGTCGACCAACAACAGTCTATGATATATCAGACAACTTCTCCTGGAAAAAGAAAAAGAATTACACGCTGCAACACGCAATAGAGCGTACCAAAATGTATGCAAAGGAAGGGTTTAACTATAAACTATATGAAATACCACTGCAATGATTGATGGCTTATATTCAAAAGTAAAAGATCTTGACATACGGGTCTTTACATTGTCGAGTGGTAAAGTTCTTATAGGAGAAGTTGTGCATGCCTATGAAGATGGTATACAGTTAAATTATCCACTAGAAATAAGAAAAGCACTTGTAAAGTCTGGAACCTATGCAGAGATTATGTTACCGCTTGTTGCAGGCAACGACAGTGAAAATTGTATTGTCTATGATCGTAGTATTGAAACAGAATCTGATACATCTGATGAGGTTAAACGTAAATATACAGAAGCACTTATATATCAGAGACTACTTCACTTGATGTCCAATTCTTCTAAAGAAACAGATGAGAATGAATTGGATAAATCAGAAGATTTAAATTATCCCATTCCTGAAATTGATCCACCAGAAGAATCACAGTCTGACGAAGAATTATGGAATATTTTCTTAGATCGTTGGAAGAATGTATGATGACTATCAAACAATCATAGATTATTATACACTCTTTTATAATCTATGTAAATAACAAAATTCACATAGATGTAAAAAAGTATTTACATTTGCAAAATATAGTATATAATGAAGCTATGAAAACTGAAAAGACAAAACGAAAATCACGCGGTGATGACTATGTCAACAATAAAGATTTTTCTGCAGCTGTTGTTGAATATGTAAGTGCAGTTACAGAGGATAAAGCAAGTGGTCGAGAACCTCGACAAATTACCAACTATATTGGTGAATGCTTTATGAAGATTGCAAACGGACTGTCACGCAGCCCAAACTTTATGAATTATAGTTATCGTGAAGACATGGTTATGGATGCAGTAGAAAATTGTATCAAGGTCATTATGAATTATGACATCAACAAGCCAACGCGCACTGGCAATCCAAATGCATTTTCATATTTTACACAAATTTCATGGTATGCGTTTCTACGTCGTATTGCAAAAGAAAAGAAGCAGGCTGATATCAAGCAACTACTAATTGAAAAAGGTGGCATTGGAAACTTTGCTGAGTTTGAAGACGATTCAGACTATGGTGAATCGCTTGTAGAAAAGATGCGCCAGCGTAATGATGCCTTTTATAAGGAATGTAATGAACTTTCTGATACAGTTGAAAAGCCTCGAGCACAGAAAAAAATCAAAGACGACTCAGAAAAGATTGGCGCCCTTGATAATTTTATACTATGAAAATCGCAATACTTACTGACACCCACACCGGTGTTAAAAATGGTAGCGACGTCTTTATAGACTACACTGAGCGGTTCTATTCTGAAGTCTTTTTTCCAACGTGTCAGTCTCAGGGCATAACTCAGATACTTCATCTCGGTGATTACTTTGATCATCGTAAATATCTTAACTACAAAGTATTGGCACGTAACCGTGCTATGTTTCTTGACAAACTTGAAGAGTATGGCATGACCATGGATATTATTCCTGGCAATCATGACACATTTTTTAGAAATACAAATTCACTTTGTAGCCTTACTGAGTTATTGCAATATCATAGTAAGAATGTAAATGTGATTATGTCCCCTACGGTGCGAGACTATGATGGCCTCTCAGTTGCGTTGCTGCCATGGATTACACCTGAAAATTATGCAGAGTCATGTGCCTTTATTGAAAAAGCGCATGCTCCAATAATTGGCGCTCACTTGGAACTTGCTGGTTTTGAGATGATGAAGGGCGCTCCAGCAGTCAGTCATGGCATGTCAGCAGATTTGTTTTCTCGATATGAGATGGTTCTCTCTGGTCACTATCACACAAAGAGCAGTCGTGGCAACATTCATTATCTTGGTGTGCCATATGAGATTACTTGGGCAGACTGCAATGATCCCAAATACTTTCATATATTAGACACAAACACCCGTGAACTTTCAGAGATTCGCAACCCGCTTTCACTCTTTAAAAGATTGACCTATGACGACACCCTTGGTCCTGTCACCACAGTTGAACCAAGTGAAGTCTCTGGAACATATATAAAGGTAGTTGTAACAGCTAAAAAAGATCCATATTCATTTGATAAGTATATTGACGCTATAAATGTCGCAGAGCCATTTGACTTGAAAATCGTTGAGTCATTTGTAGAATATTCTGCTGACAGTATCGATGACGAATCTATTGAAATATCTGATACTCCTTCGTTGCTGAATAGCTATGTTGATGCTATCGAAACTGACCTTGACAAGACCCGCATAAAATCTAAACTGCAAGAACTCTATCTTGAATCTCAATTAATTGACGGCATATGATTATCTTTACATCTTTGAGCTATCGTAACTTTTTAAGTGTAGGCGACAATGAAATTACGATGAACCTAAACGACACTCGTTCTACTCTTATTGTTGGTCACAACGGTTCTGGCAAGTCGCTTATGCTCGACGCGCTATCGTTTGTTCTTTTTGGCAAACCTCATCGCAATATCAACAAACCACAACTTGTCAATAGTATCAACGGTAAAAATTGCCTAGTGACTGTTGAATTTAAATTAGGATCGTCTGACTATAAAATTATTCGAGGTCTCAAGCCAAACATCTTTGAAATTTGGCAAAATGGAATACTTGTCAACCAGGAATCTCATTCTCGCGACTATCAAAAGTTGCTTGAAACAAATATCTTAAAGTTGAATCATAAGAGTTTTCATCAGGTTGTTGTACTTGGTAGTAGCAACTTTATTCCGTTTATGCAACTTAGCAGTCATCACCGTCGCGAAGTTATTGAGGACCTACTTGATATTGGTGTGTTTAGCAAGATGAACGCGGTGTTAAAGGAGAACACTGCAAAGCTTAAGGATAATTTAAAGGACACAGAAAACCAACTGTTTACCTTAAAAGAAAAAGTTGATTTACAAAAAAAGCATATCTTACGACTGCAACAACTAAATGAAAGTAATGCAGCAAAATATTCTGAAGAGATAGTAAATCTTCGAAATAACATTGATGAGATGATGACAGAAAATTTATCTCTTAGCTCGGAATATAGCAAGGCATATGGCAAGACTCAGCAGCAATTGCAACGTCATGAAAAAACAAAGGCTTCATTGCTTTCGTATGAGAGACAAATAAAAGACAACATTAAAAAAATTGTGTCTGACTCTCAATTTTATGAAAATAATACAGAGTGTCCAACATGTAACCAAACTATAGGCTCGGAGATTCGTGAACATAAAATTAGCGAATGCAAACATAGCGCGCAAGAATTAAATTCTGGATATGACAAGCTTAAAGAGTCTTTAGCTCAAACCGGAGATTCTATACAAGAAGTGTCAAGTGAGTTGCAAAGACTAAACTCTCTACATAATAAAATACACAGCAATCAAAACTTGGTTAGTGGGTTTGAAAAGCGAATCTCTGACTTGACAACGTTAATGAATACTCATCATGAGACTTCAGAAGTCACTGATGCACAGTCTTCTCTTGACTCCATCTACTCTGAAAGAGAGAGCCTTCAGGAATTAAAGTCTACCCAACTTGAAGAGAGAATGTACAATGAGATTCTCGCTGAACTCTTAAAGGACACTGGAATAAAGACGAAAATTATTCGTCAGTATTTGCCAGTTATGAACAAACTTATAAATCACTATCTACAAATTTTAGACTTTTTTGTTTCATTTAACCTTGATGAAAATTTTACAGAGACGATACGCTCACGTCATCGCGATGACTTTTCATATAGTTCATTTAGTGAAGGAGAAAAACAACGAATAGATTTGAGTCTGCTCTTTGCATGGAGACAAGTCGCAAAGATGAAAAATAGTAGCAATACAAATCTACTCATTCTCGACGAAGTATTTGACGCAAGTCTTGATTCTGATGGTATTGACAACCTACTTAAGATTATGAACACTCTTGATGCAGACACGCGCATATTTGTGATTAGTCATAAGCAGGATCTTCTAGAAGGCAAATTTGAGCAAAAAATCGAGTTCCAAAAGGTTAAAAACTTTACAAAAATCAAGGAAATGGCCTAATTGAAGGCCCCCGAAGTCTTTGGTAGCTTAACTTCCGCACTTTTTTTCATAAATTTTCACTTTTTTATTTACAAGTGCCTATTTTTATGCTAGAATAGTCTCACAATGGTTGCAGTAGCAAATCGTGAGAGTCAAACAGTCCTAGCCAAACTCTTGGCTAAAGAGAACATTCAAGTTGCAATTGGCAACTACAAGACAGCATTCTTTGATGTCAAGAATCGTGTGCTTGGTCTTCCAACATGGAATACAGACAATAAGAATGTGTCTGACTTGCTTATTGGTCATGAAGTTGGACATGCTCTATATACTCCATCAGATGCAGTGACTCGTTTCAAAGAGAAGTTTCCTACTCTGCCATTTGATATTGGAAACATTGTTGAAGATGTTCGTATTGAACGACTTGTGCGAGACACATATCCAGGTCTTGTTCTCTCTTTTAAAAATGGTTATCGTCACTTTATCGAAAAAGACTTTTTTAAAATCTCTGGTGTTGACTTATCAACTCTTGGATTTGCTGATCGCCTCAATTTGCGTGCCAAAATCGGCCAACTAGTAGATGTGCCTCTCAACGAAAAAGAGACAGATATTTACAAACGATGCCTCTCTGCAAATACTTACGATGAAGTTTTGCAAATTTGTGCAGACATTGCTGAAATGGTCAAAGGAGAAAAACCACAGACACAGCAGTCTCATGAATCCCAAGACTCTGAAGATTTTAAAACTGATGATGACACCGAGATTGATCCTACACAAGGTCAAGATTCTTCAAATTCAGATTCGCGAGGCAATGAACGAGACAGCGACACATCTTCAGACGAATCTTCAGACGAATCTTCAGATAATGGTGACGAACAGTCTTCTCAACAAACTGATCAAGAGGGCCAAAATCCAATGTCGAGTTCAAAGCCGCTTGATAACGACAACTCTTCTGATTCACGAGGCTCTGGAAATGAGGGAGGTCATTCATCAGTTGTTCAAGAACTACAATCTAAAACCATGCGTGAGGTTGAAAAAAATCTGCAAGACATGCAGGTTCGTGAAACGACTCATATAATGTGCAACAAGCCTTATGTCCAGGACATGATGTCAGCTATCATTCCAGTAAAAGAGATTATGGCTGCTCGTCGTCATGATGAATATCGCTACTCGGCCATTATGACAAACGAACAAGTTGTTCAAGACTGGACAGAGTTTGCTGCATCTACTAAAAAACACGTTGCGATTCTCGTCAAAGAGTTTGAACGTCGCAAGGCAGCATACCAATATAGCCGGGCAACTCGGTCTACTACTGGAGCGCTAGACGTTAATCGCTTGCATTCCTATCGCTTTGAAGATCAAATTTTTAAGAGTGTCACTCGACTCGCAGACGCTAAAAACCACGGCATGGTATTTTTTATCGACTATTCTGGTTCGATGCGTGATACAATAGGTCGAGTGATCGTTCAGGCTCTTCAACTTGTGACATTTTGTAAAGCGGTTGGCATCCCCTTTGAAGTCTATGGATTCACGAGTCGCTATCACAATCCTAGTGAATCACAGTGTCCATTGCCTGGCTACAATCTTGACTTTTCTGACACCATCATATTTCAACTATTGCACTCACGCATGGCTCGCTCTGAGTTTGAAACTGCGTGTCGCGAACTCAAAGCTCAGACTATCTATCGTGATTCTTATGGTCGTGGTGAACTTGCATTCAACAGCAAATATGAAGTTATGAATGGTACACCTCTCAATGAAACTATTATTATTGCTCATGAGATTGTTCGCCGCTTTCGTGACAACTACAAGGTTCAAAAGATGAACACAATCTTTTTAACTGACGGCGATTCATGCCCTCCGCGCTATCGTAAAAATAACGTAGGTGAAGAGTATGAACACACAAACCCGCGTCCCTGGAACGCGACAAAAGTGTTGCCACTCTATGGTAAGAATATCGAGATGTCTACTAATCACTCTATCCGAAGCCTCTACCGTGATCTCGTCATGAGCCTCAAGCGGACATGTGATACCACAGTAATTGGTTTCTTTGTAGCAAACTACAAGTCAGACTATAAAAATAACTGCATCACTGCTCTTCGTAGCCGCAAACGTGATCTTTCATGGTCAGATGCTGTGATCGAGTTTAATGCACTACAAAAGATTGCTAAAAAAGAAAAGTGTCTTGCTATTCAAAATGGATTTGGCTATGATGCATATTTCGTCTTTGACTCTAAAAATGGACTTGATATTACCGAAGATGGTGAAGAGTTTGTGAGTGAAGGCTTCTCAAAGGATGTGACTGACAACTCGTCACAAAATAAGATTGCCAAGGATTTTGCTAAATTCAATACTGAAAAACGTGTTTCTAGAGTGTTTTTGAATAAATTTGCTGAGTTTATTGCATAAAAGTGAAAAAAAGTGAGTTTTTTATCATTTTCTTATGTACAAATTGTGAATTTTAGTGTATAATCATCCTGTAAGCAAAAGCAACCACAACATACAAAATATGACAAACGAACAAAAAGCATCTGTCCTCAAAGAATTGTTTGCTAACAATGATCCAAAATCTGTCTCTAGCAAGACAATTTTTGACACTGGTCGGACCCATTCCCTAAAGTTTAGGGAAATTGATGAAGTCTTTATCAAGCGTGCGCGAAAAGTTGGTCGTGGTAAATTTGACATCTCTGGACTGCTAGATACAGAGTCAAGCATTCCAACCGCACCAGTCTCAGTGCAAGAAGTTCCTCAGCATGCAATGAAACTTGCTTGTGCAGTGGCTTCGGTCTCGAATGATGAAATCTTCATTCCTGAAAATGACCATACCTTTGTTAAATGGGGTGAATATAAAACCATTCAAAAAATTATTGAATCACGAATGTTTTTTCCGCTCTATATCTCTGGTATGTCAGGCAATGGTAAAACCATGATGGTTGAACAAGCTTGTGCCAAACTCAAACGCGAGTATATTCGAGTACAAATCTCCCCTGAGACTGATGAAGATGATCTAATTGGTGGTTTTCGCTTGATAAATGGCGAGACTGTATTCCAAAAAGGTCCTGTGGTAAAAGCCATGGAGCGAGGCTGTATCTTGCTCATTGATGAGCTTGATCGTGGTAGCAATAAGATTATGTGTCTTCAGGGGGTGCTTGAAGGTAAACCAATCCTAATCAAAAAGGTTGGTGAAGTCGTCACCCCGGCCCAAGGGTTCAATGTGATTGCTACTGCAAACACCAAGGGCCGGGGGTCAGATGATGGCCGCTACAGCGCGGCAAACATTATTGATGAAGCCTTTATTGAACGATTTGTGGCTACAATTGATCAACCATATCCTCCTTACAAGGTTGAACGCAATATCATCAGCAAACATATGGAGTATTTCAAAGTTGATGACAATGAATTTGTTGACAAGCTTGTTGCATGGAGCAGCGTTATCCGCAAAACATATGATGCGGAAGGGGTCGATGAACTCATCTCAACTCGTCGCTTGTGTCATATTGTCAAGGCTTATAGCATCTTCCACGATCGTTTGACCGCAATTGGAATGTGTATTGCTCGATTTGAAACTGAAACTCGTGAAGCATTTCTCGATCTTTATACCAAGATTGACAGCAACCAAATTCAGGCCGAAGCATCCTCTGCAACTGAAACTCAAACCCCAGAAGAACCACCATTTTAAACACTTTAGCGGTTGGTCTACGCTAAACCATGAATCTATAGACCAAAACTGAATAAACATAATTGAAACAGAAAACATATAATATGACTAAAATTGAAACAACCAAGTTGGCACGTCTCGTTAAGAACATGACTCAAAAGGAAGCCCTCTATGCTTTCCTTGAGCAAGGTCATGAATTCTCCGCTGCCGAAGCACGTAAGGCTGGTATTGCTGACCCAAGTCGCGTCATCAGCTCGCTTCGCAACGACCACGGTCTTGCAATCTACCTTAACCCACGCAAGACCCGTACTGGCGAGCGCATCAATCGCTATCGCCTTGGTACCCCACGTAAGAACGGCTAATTGCTAAGTTAAATATGCGGCAACAGTGTAAAAGCTGTTGCCGCATTTCTTCCCTATGAAAAAAACAAATGCCGAAGTTGGAGTTAAATATGATTCGGAAAAACCCGACTATAGTTTAATTCCTCCGCATGCTCTTGATGAAACAGTAAAGGCGCTCACATACGGCAAAAACAAATATTCTAGGGATAATTGGAAACTACTCGACGACGCCGAAAATCGCTATTTCGCCGCCGCTCAACGACACCTATGGGCTCTCCGCAAAGGAGAAACCTATGACCACGAGTCTGGATTGCATCATGCTGCACACGCAATGGCATGCATACTTTTTTACTATGAATTACAAATGCAAAAATAATTGCATTTACACTCGCTCTTTTTTGATATATAATACACTTACATTATGACTAAACTATCCTCTCAAACAATTGATATTCTAAAGAATTTCTCAGGCATCAACTCTAATCTTGTTGTAAAAGCAGGAGAACCACTCTCTACAATTTCTGAAGCCAAAAATATTATGGCAATTGCAGATATTACTGAACAATTCTCTGCTGATTTTGGTATCTATGACCTAAATGAATTTATCTCAATGTTTTCGCTACTTCAGGATCCAGATCTTGAGTTTACAAATGATAGTGTACAGTTTAAGTCTGGACGTACTCGTGCCTCTTACCGATTTGCAGATCAAAGTATTCTTACAAGTCCTAAGAATAAGATCAATATGCCACAGTCTGATTTAACTGTAAACATTACTTCTGAACTATTGACCCAAGTTCGTAAAGCAGCTGGAGTACTTGGTCATTCAATTGTTTCGTTAAAGGGTGAAGACGGAACTGTTACACTTTCTGTTGTTGATCCTAAAAACTCTTCAGCAAATACATTTTCAGTGGTATTAGATGAGAACAACTCACAACATGGTTCATTTGACCTGCAATTTTTGATTAATAATCTTAAAGTGCTTCCTGGTGACTATGTGGTGAATATTTCATCAAAGCTTATCAGCCATTGGAAAAACGAAACTATTCCAGTTCAATACTACATCGCACTGGAAAAAACTTCAACATTTAACTAATAACACGTATATATACTAATACTATGGAAGAACAAACTGATACAACAACACAAATTGACACTACTCTTGAAAATGAACCACAATTGACACTTGCTGATATTGCTTTGATGGCAAGCGTTATTGCGGTAGTTTCTCGTAGAGGTGGTTTTGAAGCAGGAGAACTTAAAGCAATTGGAGAATTATATGAAAAGATTCTTGCTTTTCTCCCAAAACAAGAAACTGCTAATGCCGAAACCGGTAATACCTCTGATGAACAGCCAGAAAATCAATTGAATTTTGATTTTGCTAAAGGAGAAACCGTAACTCAATAATATGTCAAAAGATAGGCTTGATGGGACTAGTGGCGGAGGAATGCTATACGAGATATTTGCATTTCCTGGACGTGTGGTGCTATGGTTGCAATATATGAATCCTAAGGGAGGAATGGCAGGAGTAGCAGCATCTAAGCGTCGTGCCAATAGTCCCATCATGACCTTCATCTATGCGTTGGGTTTTTGGGCATTAGCAGGATTTATTGCATATATGCATTACTTTGGTGAAAAATAATATATTATGATTGAAATTGAAGACGATAAAACAAAACAAGAATTGCTTGGAGCGATTCGCGAAATTACTCTCGAACTCTCTAAAATGGACGAGAGCCGAGATGCTATCAAAGAAATTATCTCTGCAACCGCAGATGCCTTTAATTTGCCTAAGCCGCTGATTCGTAAGGTTGCTAAATTATACCATAAGAAAACTGCAGCACAGTTTGAAACTGAAGCAGAAGAAATTAAAAGTGTGTACAAACAAATCACTTTGGTATAATATAGTCACATATGAAAACTGATGAATTTCTTTGGGTAGAAAAGTATCGTCCCCAGACGATTGATGATTGTGTACTCCCCGCAGAGTTAAAGAAAACATTCAATGAAATAGTGCGGGGAGGTCAACTCCCCAATCTATTATTGGCTGGCTCTGCAGGCCTTGGAAAAACTACTGTTGCACGTGCGCTGTGTAATGTCTTGAACCTTGATTATATGTTGATCAATGGTTCTGAAGAGAGTGGTATTGATGTACTACGCAACAAGATTAAACAGTTCGCGTCAACTGTGTCGTTGTCTGGCGGATACAAAGTAGTTATTCTTGATGAGGCTGACTATCTTAACCCCCAGAGTACAATGCCTGCGTTGCGCGGGTTTATCGAAGAGTTTAGCAACAATTGTCGCTTTATCCTCACTTGCAATTTTAAGAATAAGATTATCGAACCACTACACAGCCGCTGTTCAGTAATTGAATTTAATACTACTAAAAAGTCGTTGGCTTCTCTTGCTGGTGACTTTATGAAACGGTTGATCTTTATTCTTAAGACTGAAGGAATCAAGTATCATGAGCAGACTCTTGCTGAACTTATCATTCGTTATGCCCCAGACTGGAGAAGAGTGCTCAATGAGTGTCAACGATACAGCACGAGTGGCGAGATTCCAACTGCTATTTTGGTTGGTATGTCAGATCAGAGTATTGCTGAATTGGCTCGTTACCTTAAAAGCAAAGACTTCAAGTCGATGAGATCATGGGTTGTAAACAATAGCACACTCGATAGTGCAGTTGTTTTTCGTAAACTCTATGATTCACTCTATGATGTTGTCGCTCCATCTTCTATTCCGTCTGCAGTTCTTATTCTTGCCGACTATTCTTACAAAGCAGGATTTATGGCTGACAAAGAACTAAACATGGTTGCATGTATGACCGAATTACTAGTGAATATTGAATGGGTGTAGAAAATAAAAAACTCTCGCCATTTGACTTTATTAATAGCATTAATGAAGGTCAAAGTGGTAAAAATTTACTAGAAGCTTCGCGAGCAGATAACAGCGAAAGCCTTGATCATGATAGTCTAGATAAACAGTATGTGCCCTTTATAGTCAATCGTGGGCTGTCATACTTTAATGATACTATACTACTTGCAAATGAAATGAATAGACGAGCATTCTTGCCGCACAAGATGCAGTATGATTTTTTAAAACATTGTACACGTCCTCGTAAGCGATTTAGCAAATGGGCAAAAAAGTCAGATGACTCTGAATATATAAAATGTATTATGGACGAATACTCGTATAGTGCTGAAAAGGCGCGAGCAGTATTCAGCCTGTTTACTCAAAATCAACTAACACAACTAAAAAACAAAAGAGATGTCGGAGGAAGCACACGAAAAAGTAATTGAAGCAGAAGTATTGTCAGACACCCCAGTTGAAAAACTTCAGATTGATCCGTCTAAGTTTATTAAACGTATGATGGCAGGAGGCTGGAGGACATCTTCTGGCAAAAAGAACTTGTCTCCAAAGCGAGTAGAAAAACGCCGCAAGAAGAATAAAGCCGCACGAAAGAGCAGAGCACGGTAAATTGCAAACACGATATATTATAAATATAGTATATCGTTATGACAGTACCACTTTCCCCCACAGATATCGTTGATTGGTCACCGCCTCAGATGCTTGAGGTGTATTTGAATGACCCTGATGACTTTTTAAAGATTAAAGAAACTCTTTCTCGCATTGGCGTCTCTTCTAAACGAGAAGAGAATGTGCTCTTTCAAAGTTGTCATATCTTGCATAAACAAGGGCGCTACTTTATTGTGCACTTTAAGGAACTCTTTATGCTTGATGGCAAGCCATCTACATTTATGTATGATGACATGTGTCGCCGAAATACAATTACAATTCTTCTTTCTGATTGGGGTTTGCTTGAAATTGTCAATAGAGATCAAGTGAAAGATACCACTAGTCTAAAACAAATTAAAATTATCTCTCACCGAGATAAAACCAATTGGGACCTGCGTTCAAAATATAGCATTGGCAACGTTAAGAAAAAGGTATGAAAAGCTTCGTTGAGTATAACGCCTGTTCAATTCAAGAAGAGCATGACTACTACGAAGCTTTGTCACTTCTTGAAACTGCCGAGCTGACTGAAAACGTTTTAAATGGATTAACTTCTGGAGTACGCGCTAAGCTAGACTTTATAAAGACTCTAGCATCAACTGCTGGAGCAAATTTGCAAGACACTCTAACACTCTTTAAAGACAGTCGGGTTTTTAAGTTTTTTAGTGCGCTACGTTTTAACTTAGCTAATCTTTGGAAATCAATAAAGGCTGGTTTTGCAGCATATGCCCAAATACAACGGGCAATCGCAGAATATGTTTCAAAAACTAAAATTGGCAGATGGACAGAGGAGGCACTTCGTGATCTAGACGTCTGGCTACAAAAACACCCTGTCATAAAAAGAATAGGAGGCTTTGCTGTCGCAGGTCTGTTACTCTATATTTGGTTGAATATGTCATTTACTGGTGATTTGTCATATGACTTTGACTCTTCTGATATATTAGCTGCGCTTTCAGGAAATTTTGCCCTATCAACACTTTTTGCGGGCACAGAGGGTACACGAATGCTATTGCTATTTGTTACCGGAGTAATTGGTTTAAGCTTTCCATGGCCAGGACCTACAAGCGCAAAATTAGCATTGTCAGTGTTAAATGGCCTAAGAAAGATGGTAAAAACACGGTAAAAACGTAGTATTATAAATATAATATAACCATTATCACATATGTGCGTAGTAGCAGTAAAATACATTAAAAAGTTTGGTTGGGTAGGTGCAAAAAATCGCGATCGTAACTATCCTACGGAAATTAAAGTAGTTAACTCTAACCGTGATGGCATTCAAAGGTTGTTTATCGACGACCAAACTACTCGTTGGACAGAAGGCGTCAACGAATATGGACTATCAATTATAAGCGCTTCATTCAGCGTAAAGAGCGATGAAAAAGAAGGAGAAAAAGTGCTTTCTAAAAATAAGAAAAAAACACCAATCGTTTCTCCAGACGGTCTTGCAATACGCAATGCTCTTCGTATGAAGACTCCTGAAGCAGCAGCAAAATATCTTATAGAAAAAGAATTAGCTGGAGCTACATTCGTGTTTAATCCTGAAAAATGCTATTTGCTCGAAGGTGGATTTACTGTTAAAAAAGATGATGCTACTGCAGAAAATCCACGCAAGTATATACACAACTTAAAAGAAATAACTCGAGAAGAAGATCATTGTGTACGTACGAATCATGGCATCGATTTACCAATTCTTGGATATAGCAAAAAGGCAACAGATACTCATCTGCAAGCAGCTCGTAAAAGTTCAGAGACTCGTTGGGAAATAGTAAACAACTATCTTCGTGACAATGATATATCTGATCCTTATGAGTTTCTTGAAGCAATGTCTCAAAAGCCAAATGATGATAAGTTTATGAATCCGATCAGAACTGGAAATCTCAAAAAGGCAGACATGGTTACAACTGGTCAACTACTCTTAGTTGCAAAGGAACGTACCCTACACTATCGCCCAATATACTCAGCAGTATCATTTGACTATAAAAAGTTAAATTCAGAATCTGCAAAAACATTCTTTGAAATAATTTCTAGTAGAAAATTACTTTCTTTCAAAGAATTTGTACTTCCTGAATATAAATAAAGTTGTATAACCATGGTGGTTGTACCAGTAGATGCCAGAAATGGGTCTGCTGAACATATATAAAACTCGCTTAAAAAGGAGAAACAAAAATGAAAATAAGTACAACGTATAGGCCGTTTGGCATTGGGTTTGATCAACTCTTTCAAGAGTTTGATTCGATTAACAAAGAAAATTCGAATGTTTATCCACCTCATAACGTGGTTAAACTCGACGAAGATAGGTTTGTCATTGAGTTGGCAGTCGCTGGATTCGCTGAGTCGGAACTCGACATCGAAACTGTAGAAAATTCGCTAGTGATCACTGGTGAAAAGTCTGAAAAAGACGAAAGAGAGTATGCCCACAAGGGTATTAGCGCACGTAAATTTACTCGGCGCTTCACGTTGGCAGAGCATGTCGTCGTGAGTGGGGCTTCTCTACAAAATGGAATCCTATCAATCTCGCTTGAGAAACAGGTTCCAGAAGAGAAGAAACCTCGCAAAATTGTAATAAACAAATAAATAAAAATTAATACATAAAATTAAACCGGCAAAGATTGTTGTTTACATCTTTGCCGGTTTATGTTATAATGCTCTTACATGATTAATGGATTCTATACTTGCATCGAGCGAAAGATGAATACTCTCCTGTACAGGGGATATGACGAAGACGGACAAAAGATTTATACAACATACAGGTTTCGTCCTGTAATGTATCTCGAAAGTAAGGATAGCAATGCAAAGTGGCGGTCTCTCGACGGGTTGCCTCTTGAACCAATGCGGTTTGAGAGCATGTCTGATTGCCGTGCGTTTATTAAGAGCTATGAAGGAATTGATAACTTTAAAATTTATGGAAATGATCGTCATATACCTGCTTTTATTCAGGCAGAATTTCCAAATGAAATTAAATATGATTCTAAAAAGATTGATGTTGTCTCTCTCGATATCGAATGTCGTTCTGACAACGGTTTCCCAGAGCCATCGGTGGCTGATCAGGAAATAACTGCGATTGGACTTAAAAGCAGTCGTCTCGACTATTATATCATTTGGGGTTTAAAGGAGTATGATCCGTCACAATCAAAAGTCCCTCATCTCAAAAAAGACTTTCGTCAATTTGACAGTGAAGTAGAGTTGTTGCAAGACTTTTTAGATTGGTGGTTTGACACTCTAAACACTCCAGATGTAGTCACTGGTTGGAACATTCGTTTGTTTGATATTCCATATCTCGTCAATCGCATCTCTCGTGTACTTGGTCAAGACTCTGCAAAAAAGATGTCGCCATGGAATTTTGTTGAACAAAAGTCTGTAATGATTAAAGGTAAAGAGAATTTCTTATACAACCTATATGGAATTCAGCAATTAGACTATCTTGACCTCTTTAAAAAGTTTGCAGCAAATACCTATGGCGCCCAAGAGTCTTATCGTCTTGATTTTATTGCTGAAGTTGTACTTGGACAAAACAAGATTGATTATAGTGAATATGGCACACTTACTG